GTATAATGTTTATGGTAAAACATCTATTTTTAAAAACCGGATCCGATAACTTTTCAGGATATACTATTTTCATTTAATTAACCTTATGAGAACATGCTTAACAATCGTTCTTCATTTTGTGATTCAGCGATTGTGCTATTATTGTTATTTATACCCACCGCAACCGTTGGTTGGGCAGTTACCCGAGACGCAGTATCATATGTTTTTGTATTTGATACTAGTGATTGTGAATTAGCCATTGCAGTCTGTTCTTTAATATCTTTATTGACAAGTGCTGGGGCAACCGCGCTTGAACTTTCAGAAGTTGATTGTGTAGTTTCTTCAGAAGTTGCTGCTACTTCTGAAATTGGTCTTACACTGTAAGTGCCGGTTTTTCGTGTTTCAGCGATACCCGCTGTGTATATGATAGATGCATTATTAAGTGCTCTACCTTTAGTTTGTTTTGCGTATAAACTTCCTTGAATATTATTTGCAACAGTGACATAGTCTTTCTCTTCCAATGCTGCCATTGTGCTTGGCCATTTTTTATACCAAGTAGGACCCATATTATATGTCATATCAATTAATACTGCTTGAATTTCTTTAGGATGTTGTGAAAAGCTTGGAATTTTCTCAGCGGCTTTAACATGTTCAATATAATCCTGTGCAAATAACGCATCAGCTTGTTCTTTAGTGATACCATTCATTAAATGTTTTTCATCTGGAAGTATTAAATGGCCGTATCCAATTGTTGGATAACCGAGTGAATCATTATACGGTTGTAAACGCAAACCTTCATTTTTCTTAATGTATTCGACTAAAGAATCTCCGTTAAATCCATTTACACCATTAAATGTAGGCATACTGCCATTTATGCCATTTGTACCATTTGTACCATTTATGCCATTTGTACCATTTATGCCATTTACAGGTTTTGCTGCTGTTGGATTAGATGTATTAGATTTTATTTGTGTTTTAAGTTCCTGTTGTTTAATCTTAACAGTTTCCATCCTTACAGCAAGTTCAGTAATAACAGAACTTTTTTCGTTAATGATATTAAGGAATTGCTGCATTGATTTTTCGTTACCAGATTCTTTAGCCAAATCATATTGTTTTTGCATTTGTTTAATAACTTCGATGTTAGCTTTCATCGCTTCCGTAATTTCATCTGCCTCATAATTGGCTTGTTTAAGATCTTGCTCTGCCTTTTCTTTCTTAGCTCTTTCTTCAACTGTTCCAAATGCAGCATCTCGTTGGATTGCCAAATCTAACATCTCTTTCATTCTTTCGAGATCTCTTTGTCTCCAATCATCAATATCAATGATTTTTTGTATGTCTTCTGGTGAAAGTTGCGATAATTGTGCCCAATCTTCTACTTCTGACATACCAAACGTATCGTGATCTATGATACCGAGGTTTTCAAATTTTTCAATATCCGTATTATTAGTTAAATTTCGAAGTCCTTTTGCTGTTTCGCCACCATCAACTAAACCAAACGTTAGACCGCTTACGACCCCGCCCGCTCCAGCCGCGAACTTATCTGCTAGTGTTAAATCTTTTTCGTCAATGCCTAACATTTCTCCGGCGTTATTAAAACCCTGGTATGCGTCATAAGCCGCAAATCCAAGAGACGCACCTATAGCGGCAATTTGACCAACAACTGGAATTCCGGCCAACGCTAATGCAGCACCTCTTTTACCAGCACCTAGAGCAGCTTTCTTTGCCACTGTTGCACCTGCATTAGTTGCAAGTTTTTTTGTACCTGCCTCAGCCGCTTCCTTAGCGGCTTTCTTAGATGCTTCTTTGGCAGCTTTTTCGGATGCTTCCTTAGCTGCTTTTTCTGAAGCTTCTTTGGCAGCACGTTCAGACGCTTCTTTAGCCGCTTTCTCCGATGCTTCCTTAGCAGCCTTTTTGGCTGCTTCTCTAGCAGCACGTTCAGAAGCTTCCTTAGCTGCTTTTTCTGCGGCCTTACGTTGCGCTGCCTTAGCTGCACGCTCAGCCTTTAATTTTTTAGCTTTCGCATCACGCTTAGCTTGTTCTGCTGCAGATCGTTGATCTAACGGAACACGTTTAGGCGTAGTCTTAGGTTTTGGTGTTCTTTTTGTACCTTTGTCTGATCTTATTTTGCGTTTTTTGACTAAATCGGTAGGATCTAAACCAAAATCAAAACCATTTGAAGTAACGGGCTTTTCTTTCGTTGTTTCTTGTTCAGATACTATTTTAAGAGAACCTTTACCATTACTTCTCTCGGGCATACGTATCTTAGTATCTTGTTCGTCATACATCGCCTCATAAATGTCTTTAAGAACACCTAAAATTTTCTGATTAACCTTAAGAATTTTTTCGGTGTAAGGACTTGGTTTAGACTTCTCAGCGACACCCTTTGATTGATTCTCAACAAGTTTCTGGATTTGCTCAGCCGCAACATCTTCTCCAGTTTTTTCCATATACTGGACTAATTTTTCATTAACTTCTTGAATTTTAGTGTCAGTTGCAGTATCGTAATTTATTTTTTCATTAAATTTGTCGTTTTGCTTCATTTAGCAAGATCCTCTCTTGTTTTATTCAGTAGACCAATTAATATTGCTCTTTCAAACGGATACAATGTATCAATATCTCGTTTACTATATTTTCCAAAGAATGTTAAATCATTATACGTTTGATACATACTAACAAGTGAATCTTCACTCATATTGTCTATTACATTTTGTGTAATATCAATTTTGTTTTCTTTCCTGCACTTAATACACTTAGTTGTTTTAATAAAATCAAATCGTGTTACGCAGTTTCTAACATTTTCTAAAATATTTTCATATTCATCAAAATCTAGTTCATCTACATCAACATTAAGAAATTCTTGGATGTTTAGTTGTGTAGGTATTTTAAACGCATCTTTTATTTTATCGTCGTTGATATCACTACTTTTAACGATATTATCTATTTCTATTTGTGCATCATTTGGATGCTTACAGTGAATACACGAATATTTTAACGGAATCGTTTCCCCAACAGATACTGCTCTATATTTGTATAGCATAGCAATTTTCTCAGGTGTCGTTAGTGAATCAATCGTATCTTCATCAACGCCGAGTAAATCTAAAACAGAATCATATGTCGCTGCTTCTAAATGCATTGAAACTAAAATATCTTTTTCAATGTCTGTTTTATAAGGCGTAATAAAAAATGTTTTACCACTATATTCGTATTTCACCTTCATGTTTTAACCCTTGAACCAATTTTCCGGAAAGAAACCCGGTAAAAAATCAAACTCGTAAGTTTCTAAATATCCACAATTAGGGCATTCAACGTCATGCAATATGTCTAAGGTGAACTGCATTTTATCCCACTGATTAAAAATTCCTTCAGCAGTATCAATTTCAAGTTCGTTAAAGAAATCTATTAACTGATCGAACGAAAAGGCATCACTGTCATTTAATTCTTTTATATGCATTAAGAAATTCATTAAAGCGACTTGTTCTTTCGTTTCTGCTGCATCAATTATTTCGTCATAATATTTTTTATTAGCAATATTGCCCATTTTTACTGAGACATTATTATATTTTATTGTGCCGTATTTCTCAAAACTAGGTTTAACGATAATGTCTAAATTAGATTCAAAAACAAATTCTTGATCACACCCACTACACTGTAAATTATAACTTGCAGTATCGCCAATAGACGCTTGCCTAATTTTTACTAGCACATACTTAAACTCAGATTCAGATAAAGCTATATCGCTTTTTTCCAAGCAATCATAAACCAAAGATTCTTTTATTAATGCTTTATCGTTGTTTCTTGTAGCTTCAAGAAATTTATTTTTATCCTTTACTTTCCATTTTCTAAATTTAAGTTTTCTGTCTCTTAACGTTAATGTATAATCGTACATTTATCTATCCTTTATTATTTTTCATTTACGCGTTTAAGTAAGGTTTTGTTGTTTTAAAGTTTACTGTAAATTCCGCAATCTGGTTTTCTGTTGTATTATTAAATTGTAATTGCGACACAGCTTCAATCATTGTTTCGTCAAAATAAAATAGAAGCTTTTCACCTTCTGAATAATAATCGCCATCCTTGTAAATCTCAACACCAAATTTGGCATTGTCTGGATATTGATCCTTTGTCACATTATACATTGTTACAAATTTTCTATATAGATCCATACGATTATGGTCCCTAAATGTAACAGAAAAACGATATAATTCGTCTCGCCCGTTATGAATAACCCACTTATTAGCAACGAATACTTCAATTGGCTGATTCGTGAATTGAGGCGTGTCTATGCTAACGATGTGCAGGTTGATGTCTTCGCCCTCTTCATTTTCATTCCAATTAGCGGCTTGCTTAAGTTTTGGCGTATTGTCGAAATTAAAGCGAACTCTAAACGTATTGATATACGACCAACGCTTTTGATACGCCTTCTGTAAGCCATCAACAAATTTCATTTAGATCTCCTTAATTATTTAACAATATTTATATAAATAAACCAATATAGATTCAAAAAGAAGGTACTCATGGCTACATTAATTCAGAACAAGTTTGATCATATACTCGGTGATGGTGCGCGAGCTTCAAAGTTTGACGTAAATATTGCCTTTAATAATGATCTGTACAATGATGCAGAAGCCCTAGCATTCATGGCAAAAGCAACGTCCTTCCCTGGGAAAAGCCATGATATTATAGACCTTAAGTACAAAGGACGATCAATTCCTATTAAGGGGCAGACGAAATTTGAACAAACATGGGAATGTACTTTTTACTTGACACAAGACCATGTTCTCAAAAATGTATTCGAGACGTGGATTGAATCTATTGACCAACAACACAATTATTTTTACAAAGAATCTATTCCCAAATTGAGTGACACGCAGAAGGGCAATGAAGGATCCTACGTAACAAATATGATGGTGTATCAAAAGAACTTTGAAGGTACACAAGACACATCTACGTATGTACTGTACAATGCATTTCCAACTGCGGTATCATCTGTTACACTAGATGCAGAATCTGTTGGAACTATTACTGAATTCACTGTTACTTTTGCGTATAGCCACTATCAATCATTTGTTGTAAAAGGACCAAATGGAAACTTTGTTGACGATTTAGTAGACAAATTTAAATCTGGAGTATCTAGCGCAATCAGTGAAGTTAAATCATCTGTATCAGATTTCTTTGATAACGGAAATATTTTAGATGATATTACTAAGAGTGCAAAAGAGTTAGAAAAACAGTTCACTCTAAGCATAGATGATATGGCAGACAGTATTGATGATTGGTTTTAAGGAGCAGTAAATGGCTAATTTTACTATAACAGATTTAAAGAAACATTTAGGGCCAGGATTAGGCCTTAGAAAAAATAAGTATCTTATTGAAATTCCTGTACCAGGGATTGAGGGAAGAACTTTAAACATTTTATGTAGAAGTGCAGGATTGCCGGAACGAAACATTACTACGACGACACTTTGGCATAAAGGAAGAAAATACAACGTAAGAGGAGAAACCGATTATGTTGGAACATATGAAGTATCGATTGTTGATGACTCAAGTATGCAAGTTCGCCAAGTATTCGATAAATGGCTGAAAAATGTCGATAATACTAAACCACCGTCTGAAGGTCTGCTTGGTGGATCTTTCGAAAGTGGATTGGGTGATGTACTTGACACAATAGGATCAGCAGTCGATGTTGCAAATACTGTTAAAAATGCTATAGAGAACCCTCAGCAGATCGCTGATTTCTTTTTAGGGTTTATTGACGAGGGTAATGGTGCAACATCAGTAAAGTATCAAACAGACATTAACATCTGGCAGCTCAGCGGTAGAGGCGAGAAGGTTTATGGCTATAAATTACAGAACGCATTCCCGAGCGCATTGGGCATTGTTACACTAGAAGATGGCGATGAAAACACTTTATCAGAATTCAGTGTAACCTTTACTTTTAGTGAGTTTATTCCCTTAGAAAACCGTTCTATTCTTGGACAAGTAGCAGATGCTATTATTGGAGATACTGGTGTAGAAGTTCTAAATGGTATTGAATCATTATTTGATTAATATAAATAAAAGAAAGCACAAAATATTAAAAAAATTATTATAGGAGACAAAAACAATGGCAAATAAACTAGCAGAGCTAAAAAGTGCCTTAGGATCTGGTGCTCGTGCAAATAAATACAGAGTTAACTTCTCTGTTCCTGCAGCCGTAGCAACAAGTTCTAATTTACAAAATGTCGACGCACTTTGTAAAGCTGCAAACTTCCCAGCAATGACGCTTGGAAAAATCGAAGTTTTTAATCAAGGTCGTAAGCTTATCATCCCTGGTGACACTGCATACGAAAATGCTTGGACATTAACTTTTTACAATACAGAAGATCACGCACTACGTAAAGATATGATTGCATGGATGAGAGCGGCAGACCACTTCCAGAATAACTCTCATTCAGGTAATCCTACTGCGTTAATGGGTGAACTATCGGTTGAACAGTTAGATTCAGCTGGCAACCCAACAGCTAAATACACTTTCCACAACGTATTCGTTGAAGGTGTTGGTGAATTGGCTGTAGGTGACGACACTGCTGATACAATTCAGGAATTTGATGTTACATTCTCATTCACTGATTGGGTAGTTGGCGATGGCGAGTTTAACACGCCTGAAGCTGGTAACGCAGCAACGTTGAACGACGTAGCTGAATAATTTAATTGAAATAATCCCCCTTCACCGGGGGATTTATCGATAAAGTTGACCTAATGGCTAAGAAAAAAGAAAAAGAACTTTCACCAAAAGAATCTATCGCAATGGTGAAGGAATTGATCTTTCATAAATCAAAGGCTCTCAGTGTTTCTGACTTAAAGCCGGGTACATTGTTGATGTATTCGTACAATGCAAAGAACAAAGAAGAGACATTTGACCGTACACCATTAGTTCTAGTTTTACGCAAATCTCGTGGATACACATTGGGTTTAAACTTTCATTGGTTACCAGTGAGAATGCGGACGCAACTAATAGATATTATTCTTAAAAAGAACAAGAAGAATATTGAAAAGAACAAACCTTTACAATTTTCATACGAAGAATTTAAACCATTGCTTAAGAAATTTGGCTATGCGCCATGCATACGCTTATATATCAATAAGCGCATTTCGAAGAAAGGCGTAATCATTCCTCCCTTCGAATTAAAAAATGCAGCCAAACTAAGAGCTGAGACCTTTACTAAAGGTAGAGTGTCAGCTGAGCAATTATATAAAATAGCGAGACAGCGTGCAAGAAAGAAATAATTCTTGTCTTATTAATATAAATAATATAAAAAGAGGTATATAAAATGGCTTTAGATGGAACAGTAATTGACAGCGCAATTGAGAAAAGATACACTGATTTTTCTAAATCAATTAAAGCTGAACTGCATAGAAAGCTTGCTAGCCATGAGACCGTAAAAAATTACGTAACCGATTTTGACAAGATACAGAACATGAAGTCATCTTTTGCAAATATTGGTTCGGCTGAGGAGCAATCTTATGAAACTGATGTATGACATTGATGCTAAACCGGAATTTATCGTTGAAGAAGAAATCAACGAAGCAACCGGCTCATCATCTAAGAAATATAAAATTAGGGGTGTTTTTAGTACCATTGGCGAAAAAAATCGAAATGGACGTATCTACCCTAGAAGCCTTTGGGAAACCGAAGTAGCAAAATACCAAGAAAATTTTAATTCTGGTTCTATAAACACCCTAATGGAGTGGGAACATCCAGCGCGCACAACCGTTGATCCAATGGAAGCTGTTGCTAAAATTACTGAATTAAAAATCAAAGATAAATACGTTATGGGTGAAGCAGTTCTGCTTGACAATTCAAAAGCGAATCAATTAAAATCATTAATTGATAACGGAGTTAATATCTCAGTATCTAGTCGTGGCGTTGGTTCAGTTAAAAACGGCGTAGTAGAAAATTTCAAATTAGTAACATATGATATTGTTGCGGCACCATCAGATTACAACGCGTCAATGAATGGTGTTGTTGAAAGTTTCCAACTCAATGAAGGTATTATTGAAGATATGAATTTCGGGTTTGATGATTTTGGAAATATTGTCGCTATGAATGAGTCGCAGTGCAGTGGAACTTGTGAAATGTTCGATAAAGAAGACATTGATAAGGCTTTTAAACAGAAGTTCAATGACGTTCTTACACAAATTATAAATAATAAGAAATAAAAAAGTAATAGATCATTTCTATTTTATTTTTAAAAAATATAAATAATTACAATTAACAAAGGAGTAATAACATGCTAGAGAAACTATTTGAATCCCTAGATGAAAAAGTTTTTACTGCCGAATTAAGAGAGTCATTAGAAGCTCAGTTTAATGAAGCCGTAGAAATTAAAGCAATGACAATTGCTGAATCTAGAATTGAAGAAGAAGTTGAAACTCTAAATGAAAAATCCGAGCAGCACATCGAATTCTTGAATGAGAAAGCCGATGAGTATGTTGCGATGAAACAAGCTGAGATGGTTGAATCATTGGATAAATATTTAGATAGAATCGTTGAAGAATTCGTTACTGAAGCTAAAGAAACTTTGGATGAATCAGTAAAATCTGAAAAAGCAGATATGATTATTGAAGCATTCGAATCTATGCTAGTTGCCGGTGGCGTTGAAGTTTCAAGAATCGTTGAAGCTAAAGACAACACAGAAGTTGAAAAAGAACTCGCTGAATCGGTTTCTAAATACGATACTTTAGTTGAAGAAAACATCAACCTTAAAGAAGAAAATGACAAACTACTTAAAGCCGGTATCATTGCTGAAATGAAAGAAGGCATGTCATTAGTTGAGTCTGAAAAGTTTGAGAAATTGGCTGAAATCATTGATTTTACACGCGATGAATCTTTCACTATTAAGTTAGAGACAATTAAAGAGTCTGTGAAAGGAACTATTGAAGCAGAAGTTGAAGAAGTTGTTTCTGAATCTGCTGAAGAGACAATTGCCAAGCCAGTTTGGGCACATTTAGTTTAACAAAAATATAAATAATTTAAAATTTCTAATAGGAGAAAATAAAATGGAAAATATCCAAGCACTACTTGAGAGTTCTAAATTTGCTCCATTAACTGCGTCTGATTCTGCAGCAATGAAGCTTATGTTAGAAAACACTGAAAAAGAACACGCACGTCTAGTATCTGAAGGTACTTTGTCTGGTGATGTTGCTCAGTTTACACCGATCCTTATGCCTATGGTTCGTCGTGTATACCCTAACCTAATTGCAAACGAGATCCTTGGTGTTCAGCCAATGACTATGCCTACAGGTTTCATCTACGCTTTAACTAACGAATACACTGGCACAGGTGCTGCATCTGCTAAAGGTGGTAAGATTGTTGAGTCTACTGATGATCTTTCTGGCGACGCAATTTATTCTGAAGGTAACATGTACTTGTTGGCTGCTGCTGATGTTGCTGCTGCTGAAGCAGGTGCAGGCTATGTTGCTACTTACTCTAACGAAGCTGCTTTCGGTAAAATCTTAAAAGGTTACACTGGTGCAGTTGCTACAGCTGCTGCTGAAGCACTTGGTACCGACATGAAAGAAGTTGGTTTCTCAATTGCTAAGAAGTCTGTTGAAGCTAAATCACGTGCACTTAAAGGTCAGTACACTGTTGAAATGTATCAGGATCTTAAAGCACAGCACGGTCTACTTGCTGATGAAGAAATCATGTCTTTGATGTCTTACGAAATGCAGGCTGAAATCGATCGTGAAGTTGTTGATTTTGTTAACGGTAACGCTACTCAGTTGGCTGATACTGCTATCAACACCGATGCTGGTCGTTGGGACATTGAGAAAATGCGTGCACACGCTGTTCGTATCTCTGCTGAAGCAGCTCAGATCGGTCTTGACACTAAGCGTGGTCAGGGTAACACACTTCTAGTATCTCCAAAAGTTGCTACTATGCTTGAGCAGATCGGTACTTTCAAAACTGCTGAACAGGCTTCTGGCGTTAAAGCTCCAGTTTCTGGCGGTGTTGCTGGTACATTCGACGGTCGCTTCAAAGTTATCGTTGATCAGTACGCTACTTCTGATTATGCAACTGTTGTTTACAAAGGTGCTGACCGTCGTGATGCTATGGGCTTCTTTGCTCCATACGTTCCAATGTCATTCACTAAAGTAACTAACGCTGATTCTGGTCAGCCAGCAGTAATTGCTAAAACTAGATACGCTCTAGATACTATCCCAGGTGTTTCTTCTGCAACTTCTGGCGATCGTGCAGCTACTTACGCTAGATCTTTCGGTGTTGACTTCACTGGTACTGTATTAGCATAATCTAACGATTATTTGATACTAAAAAGGACTTCTTCGGAAGTCCTTTTTTAATAACTTGTGAAAGTTCATGATCGTTTGCTTATACGACTCCACCAATCTTGATAAACATTAATGCAATCTATCATATCTGTTACTAATAGCATTTCTGCTCCTTCTAATTCGGCGTCAATACCATATCCAATTAATTCATATTCAGTTGCATAAAAATCGCCAACCCATACATCATGTTGATCGATGTAGACACCAGCAATATAATAATCAGGTAAGTGCGGCACAAACTGACTCACGTTTTAAACTCCTTTATAAAACTTTGTTACGTCCTTAAATTTGCGACCTTTCTTATTAAACAGTTTCATTGGATTTTTGAACCAAAGAACTTCAGTTGTACCAGCCTTGATATAACCAAGCAACCAACCGTTATCGGCAACTGCATAAATGTGCGCAGGAATATTGTAATCAATATCTTCCCAAGCAGTGGTTTCTTGTAAATATTTCATAATCAAATCCTCAATTCATTATATAGAACAATTATAACACACTGGCAAGAGAAGTAAACCTTTTTTTACTACTTTGCGAAAAAAAGTTCAACTATCTCGTTGCGTTTAGCGTGACCGATACCCAAACTCCAGAGGAAGTATTCGACGTTGTCTTCTTCGGTTTCTTCCATCATCCATTTAAGAGCAGTCTTCCAATCACCTGCACCTGATGCCATAAGATTTTGAAGATCAGCTTTGAATGATTCAAGAGCTTCGGCTTCACGCACTTCCTCAGCCTTTTGGCTTTCATCCATAATACGGAACATGTTGTCCACGCAGAAGATCAGTGTATCCACTGGCATGTTAACGAAACGATCCCATGTTTCACCACGAGGACGAAAACCGTACACATCTTTGTGGAAATCTGAGAAGCAGAAATCTTCCAGTTCCATGATACGAGCGTGTGAACCAGCAGCAGAAGTGAAGTTGTTAAATGCTTTCATGGGTATCTCCTTAAGAACACATCATAGTTTCAACAGAATCAATCAGCTTGTACAGATCACGTACTAACTTCTTATCATTCTCCATTTCTGGGAAGGCGAAGAACATGTCCCACATCACAGTGTCCCAACATACTTCATCACCTTTGCGTACATCATCCACTGAAGCCCAGAACTGATCGATCATTTCGTTAGTAAAAGTAGACATATCATGTATTCCTCTATTTGATTATAGAACAATTATAACACACTGGCAAGAGAAGTAAACCTTTTTTAGCCAAATTTTCTGTTTTTTACCAGCATCGTCATTTCACGTTGAATTTGTTCATAACGCTTCATTCCGAATCGCTCTAACGCTTCCATTTGATATTCGTCAAATTTGTGCTGACGACTGATAGCCATAATGTTATCGACTGCTTTTTCAAGACTTTTGAGTGTTCGACAATCGTCTAGAAGGTAGCGACAGTATGAGTATGCTTCTTTTGCTTTGTCTACGTTTTTCATAATATTTTCCTTTGTGTCTATTTTATTTACAGCATTCGATAAGTGTACGAGTAAAGTTGTTTAGTGTATCTCCTTTCTTGATTATAGTGCTATTCTATCAAAAGTTTTTGTTAATGTAAACAGTTTTTTTAACTTTTTTTCAGTTTTTTTGAAAATAATCTCTAGAATACGGAATCAACCGAACTCTAGAGATTTTGAGGATTATTCTGAAAGAATATCGCAGATTTTCTGAGCTAGGTTTTGTGCTGCTATTACGTCCATTCCGCGAGTAGTTTCAGCTGCTGTTCCGATACGAATACCACTTGTTTCTACAAAGGAACGAGGATCATTAGGGACACCGTTTTTGTTAACTGTTATACCATGTTCTTCAAGTTTATCTGCAGCTGCGCGACCAGAGATATTCTTTTTACTTAGATCCATTAAAATGATATGAGAATCTGTTCCGCCAGTTTGTACTGGGAATCCGTTTTCTTCAAAGACTTCACACATTGCTTTTGCGTTTGCAACTACATTTTTAGCGTACTCTTTAAAGGAAGGTTCAGATGCTTCAAGGAAACACTGCGCTTTAGCCGCAATGATATGCATCAAAGGTCCGCCTTGAGTGCCGGGGAAAATAGCGCTGTTCAGCTTGGCAGTATAATCCGGGTTATTCCACAGGATGATTCCACCACGTGGTCCACGAAGAGTCTTATGCGTAGTAGAAGTTACAACGTCAGCGTATTGCATAGGATTAGGGTAAGCACCACCTGCAACTAGACCTGCATAGTGTGCCATATCAACAAGCAAGTACGCACCAACTGAATCGGCAATACTTCTGAACTTAGCCCAATTAATTTCACGAGGATACGCACTTGCACCTGCAACAATAATCTTAGGCTTAATATCTTCAGCCATTTCGCGAATTGCTACATAATCAAGGTAACCATGCCTATCAACACCATACGAATAAGACATATAGTTTTTACCAGAGATGTTCACCTTTGCGCCATGTGACAAATGGCCGCCACTTGCTAAGTCCATACCTAGGATACGGTCACCTGGTTTAATCAAAGCTTGGTATACCGCCGTATTAGCATTCGCACCACAGTGAGGCTGTACGTTAGCAAAGTTAGCACCGTATAGTTCACAAAGCGTATCAATAGCCAGTTTTTCAATTTCATCCATGTGTTCACAGCCGTTGTAATAGCGCTTGCCGGGATAACCTTCTGCATACTTGTTAGTAAACACAGAGCCTGCAAGTTCCATAACTGCATCACTTGCAAAGTTTTCACTTGCAATAAGTTCGATCGTTTCTTGTTGACGTAATGTTTCTTTTTCTAAAATATCTTTAATTATTTCGTACATTTTCCTTCCTTAAACCGCCATTGGTGCTTTAATTGAATCCATAGGATTATATCCTTCGAGAATGTAATCAGATGGACGTGTTAATAGTAATTCGGCTAGATTGCTAAATTTTGGCATTTTTAACTTCGGCTCAATCTTAGGGCTCCTTTTTAGTTGTTCTTCTACTTGATCGAAGTGATTTTGATAGATGTGACAATCCCCGCCAGTCCAAATAAATTCTCCTACTTCTAACTCGCAGATTTGTGCCAACATATGTGTAAGCAAACTGTAACTTGCTATATTAAAGGGTACACCTAAAAACATGTCAGCACTTCGTTGATACATTTGGCAACTAAGTTTGCCGTTAATAACTTTAAACTGACTAAGTGTATGACAGGGTGGAAGTGCCATATCTTCTAGTTGATTAGGATTCCATGCGCTTAGAATAATACGACGACTATCTGGTTCTGTAGTTAGCTGACGAATAATATAGCGAATCTGATCAAAACCTTCGCCATTGAAATCACGCCATTGACTTCCGTATACAGGTCCTAGTTCTTTATATAAATCATCATTACGATAACCTAGTGCTACACCTTGTGCATTAGCGTTAGCAGTCCAAATCGTTTTCTTGTCTACAAGTTCTTCACGTGACTTTTCAAATGTAGTTTCAGCAAGTCTACGCTCGTCTGTACTACCTTCAAGGAACCATAATAATTCTCCTACAACAGCACGCCAAGCAAGTTTCTTTGTGGTAACTGCCGGGAAGCCTTCTTGTAGGTTAAAGCGCATTTGATAGCCAAAAACTGTTTGGGTGCCCACCCCTGTTCTATCGTTAACATGTTCGCCATTTTTGCGAATATATTTAAGCGCGTCAATATACTGTCTCAAATCTTTCTCCTGTAAACTCTGTACTCGTTATTGGTTTCGCCCGTTGTACTTTTCCATCCTAAGGTTTGTTCAAATTCTTCAAATGGAAAATCTAAAAATGTGTCGCAATCATAATCTCCATCGATGACAGTTAGTTGAAGTTCTTGAATCAAATGACTGCATTCTTTAATAATAGTAGGACCACCAATTATCCATACATCTCTTTCGTCGTTTTCGTCGTTTTCGTCAAGACGTTGAACAAGAGGCGCATAATCGCCACCTATGCAATCATCTGCATCTGGGTAGTAACTTAAAGGTTTAGAAGTAACGACGACATTTTTGCGGTTTTTCAACGGTGCAGGAAAGCATGGATCATCCCATGTCTTTGAACCCATAACAACAATGTGTCCGTCTGTTTGATTTTTGAAGTGACGTAAGTCTTCTTTATTAGCCGGCCATGGGAGTGTGCCGGATTTACCAACACCACCCATGCAGTCAATGGCCATAATAGCTTTTATCATGTTTGTGTCCTGTTATAAAATTTTATATAATAATTATAACAAGAACTTACTTAATTTGCTAAAGGATTATCCAAAGCTTTTTGCAATTTTTCGCCAAGAGTTTTCTCAAGATCTTTAAGATCTCTTTCTACCTTATCTTCGAGATCAGTCATTCGTTGGTCATTAGATTCACGTAGTCTATTTGCCTTATTATCATAATCGTTCTGTAGCGCATCACGCTTGTTCTCAAAACGTTCTTCGGCATTTTGGACTATTTCACGGATATCTACTTCCTGTTGACGGAATCTATCTTCCATAAGATCAACTTGTTTTTCGATTCCTAGAATGTCGTCTCTTAAACCAGATTTTATGTCTCTCGTGTAGTCGATTGCTTCGTCCAACTTTGTTTCTATAACAGCATTTCTTGCTTCTATTGCACCAACATCGATGTTTTGCACAACTTCTCGCATATCCATATAGTCTTTATAGAATTCAAAACCTGCCCAAGACCCACCACCAAGAGTTGACAAAGCAGTAAGTAATGCGAACATCTTTCCGCCTTTGAATGTCATACCAGCAAATTCGATTTCTGTCTGAGTTTGCTTGCGTCTATCTTCTCCAGATCTACGTTCTTCTATTCCCTCTGGTGGACCAGCATCTTCTTTTCGTCTTTCTTCTTTACGGCGTACAAACGCAGCTTCAAGTTCTTCTTGCTTAGCCAATCGTTCTAACTCTACTAATTCTTCGAGTTCTTGTTTACCCCAGTCAGCCATTTAGCTCTCCTCGTGATTGCAGTTTCTTTTTCTATGACCATTCCAAGCCACAAAACCGCCTAAGCGAAGAGCATAATAAGCAGCCCAATTTAACACGTGAATTCCGTTTTGCTCAATATTAATATCACGAAATAGTTGATCTGCTTCCTTTTGAGTGAACTTTTCAGAAGTTTTTCGTTTGCCTTTATGCAAAAGTACTTCATATTTGTATACATAGTCATGTACAAGACCGCCAATTAAAAGAATTCCAATTGGAGATAACCAAGAACCAAGAAACTTAGGAACAGACGCGCCATCAAATATGAATCCTTTAGGAATGACATAATTAGTACCGTTTACAGTGTAATGCCAATCTTTAGCAATTTCCCAATGGCGGACTTCAATAAACCAGCACCAAACAGATTTAAAAAAACCACGACCATTTGTTGGAATTACGATTGGTTTCATCATTGGCATTTCGTTATATTTAAAACCAACGATTTCCTCTTTTTGATCAATACCAAAAAGATTCATGATAAAGCCAATTATAATAATAGAAATGACGGATAATGTTATTGGGTCAGAAACTAATCCGAGTAAAAAATCTGCTATACTATCCATTATTTTTTCTCCTTAGCTTCAGCAATAACCATCTTATCATATTCAGCACGATCAACTACACCTTCATTAAGTAATCTTTGACGATTAACTTCGTGCTGTGCTTTAACATCTTCTTTTGAACCGCCAAAGTATGGTACACAGTGACCTTCTTCAATCATGATATCAGTTACACGACGTCCATCAACCTCGAAATCGCCAAGGATCCTACCGAACTTACCCTTCATATCTTCACCGGATTTATCTTCAGTCGTGATAAGGAGAGCATCTTTTTCGATTAATTGCTTGAGGCGATTCTTAGCAGCAATACCGAATAGTTTTTCGACTTTGTCAGATGTACGCGATTCAGGAGTATCGATACCCATGATGCGCACACGCTCATCTTTTAGCCAAATGCCAAAACCTAGATCGATGTCTACGTCTACAGTATCGCCATCTACTACTTTAATTAGATGGACATTATATTTGTTTTCAATTACACTCATCGTTATTTCCTCTTAGCAGTGCCTTTATTGGTGAATGCTTGTCCACCAAAGAATGCCGCTACAATCGCTGCTACTGATACGAAATAGGTTGCTGCCATGTCACCTAATATTTTTGCCGCACTGTCCAATCCCAAAAGTACTGCTAAAACTACAGCAAATGGATATAACAACATACCGAATAATGCGAACCATGCCATATTACGTTGTGCATCTCGCATTGCATCTGCGTCTTCAAGTTCTTTTCGTTTGAATTCTAAGTACATTGCTTCCTCTTCAGCCGTTACGATCCCATCACCATTTGTATCGGCAGGATGAAATGCGGCACTATTAGAAACAGTTGTTGAGGGTTGCGGTTGGCTGGCTGGGGCTGTAGGTGCCGTGGGTGCAATAGGTGCAATAGGTGCAGTATTAGTACTTTCCATAGAACTAACATGTCTTTTTCTTTTTTCTACTGTTTTTTCTTGGTTTAAAACTGGCTCAGAAGGGCTAACTACAGATTCCGTTGTCTCTGGCTTTCTAGGTCTTCTTTCGCGTCTAACCTTTACTTCTCGACTCATTGAGTACTCCTTTATAATATAATCCTTTCTCTCCTTATTTTCCTTCGTTTTTAATAAAATTTCTTAATTTTCAACATCATATTGCATTTCAATCATTTGTTTATGCAATAACTGTTGTGCTAAACCATTCCTTAAACCATTTTTATTCTCAGGTAAATTTACGACATATATGTCTTTTGAATCATAAAAATCTATTTCTGGAATGCTATTATTGGTGTAAGTTTCAAACTCGCCATTAGAATTCATTTCTTGTACGACTTCAGTTTGACTTACATCATTAACTGATAATGCGTCAGCTTCAGAATAACTTTCTTCAGTTATTGCTTGAACGATTTTTTCGTCTTCTTCAGCACTATTATTCTTATTATTTATCTCAGTTATGCGTTTTTTAAGCATTCTCTTGGCGAATGTTTCGTGTCGGACACTTTCTTCACTGTCTATATATAGCCCGTTAAGATTATCTTCTATAGATTCAACACCTCCAAAAACTGAATGTAAATCCTTTTGAGGATCGCCACCAGTTTCACTTGGATTTTGCGAAGATTCTTCAATTGTTACCATGAATACTGATCCATCAATTTCAGCAAGCATATTATATGAACCGTCCGCTTGCTGGCCTAAATCATTAGTAGATATATTATCGGGAATACCGTTATTTGGCAAATCGGATGCTGATGTAAAGGAAGTAGTCATTTCAGATGAATTAAAAGAACTCAGCGAACTAGAAGTTGATGAAATAGAAGTTGACTCTTCGATTGCACCTGTGCTATTATCAGAAGTGCCGTCTAATGACAATTGTTCGCCTGAAATGCTTGAAACACCATCTACAGTATCTCTTCCAAGACCTGTTGGATCACCCGTACCGTTTGTAGTAGAATTTCCTAAAATACCCAGTTTACTCAGCGCCCCAATAACTTCTCTAGGCGACATTTTGTCTAATTCTAATGAATTTGCCTCCTCTAAAGCGTCTTGTTGAGGATCTTCCGCTACTATTTCATCAATTATAGCTACTTCTTCAAATGTAACTACTTCTTCGATAGTCACTGGTTCACTTGTTAGTTCAGCAACATTTTGCACACCGGTTGGGTCAACGAAAGTATTTTCGCTAGTTGTGACCTCTACATTTTCAACGAAAGTATTTTCGCTAAACGTTTCATTAGGTGTTCCATCGTTTATAGCGTCATTAACAATGGCTGTTTCGTCAATTACACCAGTATTAGAAATTCCAGTGCCGCCAGTAGTATCTACACCGCTATTATTGTCAGTGCTACTTGCTTCTTCTGTTATATTAGCAAGAGCATACGCTTCAGTGTAACCTGGGCATGTCCTGTCATACAAAGCGTCAGCCGTACACATCATATTCAGATATGCATCCGCGTAACCCGGACAGTTCGTATCTGACAGAGGATCTGAAATACAAGCATCAACAGAATACAAAAGACTTAGTGAATATTCAGAAAGCTCAGGACCGTACCAACCCTTCCAGAATCCGGCGTCATCGCCTTCTGCGAATACACTAACAGAACTTAGTTCATCTGCGAGATATGATGATTTAAACCATTCAGTTCCACTAAACCAAGTCCATGCGTCGATATGATAACTGTAATCATATGTATTGGTTTCTACTACTCGGTTATTATTATCGTAAAACTCTACAGTAATAATAAGTGGGTCTTGCCCACCCGCACCATTTGTGGATTCTCTGTTCGCATCTGCGTTTTTGAGTCGCCAAGAGTACCGATATCCTTCAACAGATATACCGGTGTTAGAAGCAAGAATTGACGCAATAGCAATGTTCTGTTCTAATGTTCCACCACCATAACCCCAACGAATAACACCAGACGCGTTAAAGGATGGAGACTCACCGCCCGTTGTGCCAGCCCAACAATCTGAAGAAACACATTGCGTCTTAGTGCCTGACCAATCGCTTGAGGAGTTACCGAGAATGTCACCCGTCTCTTCTACGACTGGCGCGGCAACAGTATCTTGCGTTAGTGCTATCGCCTGCGCTTGATTAAAGAAGAAGCAATAATAAAGCAGCGCTGCCCATACCCATGAACCAACCACTAAGTGTGTCATTACGTTTTTCCTCTTCTGCTTTGGCTATAGGTGATTCTTCAGGATTTTCTTCCCATAATTTAGATGCTTCTGCACCAATAGCGCCCTCATAAGGGCAAGGTGTGCCAGCCATTTTCATAGCATTAAAAACTCTTTCGTCTTGACATAACGTTGATACGGCAGCAACTTTCATACCCATATCATATAATGTTTTAGACAGTTTAAGTCTTTCACAATTCATATCTCTATAAGTAGCACCACCTGCAATACCTAAGATTTGGCTCTGTACTGCGCCACTTACACCAACTGCACAAATGTCACTATTGCTAGTGTTGATGCTAGGAGCAATCGCTGACGGTGGAGGCGACTCAATTCTTTGTGTTACCGTACTTTCGTTTCTGTTGATGTTGGTGTTAGTATTATCTGATGTAGAATTATTAACATTAGTGTTAGTATTCGTGTTAACATTATTGTTATTGCTGTTAATGTTAGAATTATTTGTATTCGAACTGTTAACTGTCTGATTTATAACACTGTTTTCGTTAACGGTAGTATTATTAGTATTAACGTTATTGTTTGTATTATCACTTGTGATAGTACTCGTGTTATTATTAGTGTTTACATTCGTATTATTACTAGTCGAAGTATTAACATTCGTGTTAGTGTTTACGTTCGTATTATCGCTTGTAATAGTACTTGTATTCACATTAGTGTTATTTGTGCCGCCGCTTAATATGTTATTATTAGTATTAACATTTGTACTTGTTGATGTATTTGTGTTAGTATTAATATTTGTATTATTCGTCGTACTGTCTAATGTCGTCGTATTAACGTTCGTATTAGTGTTTGTTGCCGTGCTTGTACTAGTACTCATATTAGTATTAGTAGATGTGTTCGTGTTATTCGTAGTACTATTCACTGTTGTCGTATTAGTGTTAGTATTATTAGTTTCTATTACTTCGGCATTGCCTTGTATAGAAAACCCCAATAACATCACTATTGGTATAGTTCTAAACTTCATTTTTGCCCTCCTAACCAAATGGCCAAGTTCATCCCACTTGAATTATTACTCAATATCCAAATGTATTTATAAAAGTGTGCAAAAATTAAGTATTATTTGACATTTTTGTCACAATTATCATATTTGTAACAAAAAAACCCCGGTAAAAACCGGGGTTAAGTAGGGGAGGTGATTTTATTATTTTTGTGTGTTAGGTATTTTTACCAATTTCTTATATTCTGGGAAGTAGCAATATTCAAGGTCTGATTGGTCAAGAGTCCAGAACGCATCTTCCAATGTTTCAACTAGGGGTTCACCACCAAGGTTGAATGACGTATTGAAAAGAAGTGGAACACCAGTTTCTTTCTTAAATTCTGAAATAAGTTCATAATAAACTTTATTTTCTTCTTTAGAAACTGTTTGAATACGACAAGTTCCATCTTCATGGATTACTGAAGGAACCTTTTCAGCAACACCTTCTTGGCAATTTACTGCGTACATCATATGCGGTGTTTTGTCCATTCCTCGCAAATCAAACCATTCTTTAGCATCTTCTTCAAGAACTGAAGCTGCAAATGGACGGAAATACTCACGGCGTTTAACCATATTGACATAATCTTTACCATCTTTGAACGTTGGATCAAATAGAATTGAACGGTTGCCTAATGCGCGCGGACCATTTTCACAACGACCTTGATACATTGTAACGATATTTTTAGATCTTAGAAGTTTAATAATATCGGCATATTCTACGTTATCAGTGATTTCAGCATTTTTATATTTTTCGTTTGCTTTAACGAAATCGTCGTTTGTGTAATCATATTTTGGTCCTAGGTACAATGAACCTTGACGCTGGCGAGGAGTTGTGTCTTTACTTGTTTCGTAGTAATAAAGAAGTGCCGCACCTATAGCAGTACCACCATCATTAGAAATAGGTTCAACATACAATTCAATACCACGTTTATTCAATTCAGTCAAATACCAGTAGTTAGCTACACAGTTTAGACCATATCCGCCAGAAAGAACAACTTTCTTTTTACCGGTCATTTCACATGCAGTTAAAATGTAGTTTAGCATTGCTTGTTGAGTTTCTTGTTGAATCCAATAAGCGGCATCACGACGATTTTCCATTAATGTCAAGTCTTGACCCGGTTGTGGAAGAGTATCGAAATAATCATAAATTCCGGCGTTAAAGATTGCACTATTTGGATAAGTGGGAACGATAGTATTACGATTAGTCAACATAAACTTCGAATCAGTATCCATAAGTGATGGAAGCTTATTACTTGGCTTTCCGTATGGAAATAGACCCATTGTTTTACCAGCTTCAATGGCACTAAATCCGCAATATTCAGTAACCGCTTCGTATGATTTAGTAATACCTGCATGATCTGAAACTAGGTTCATAAAAGGTTTTTCTTGATCAATCAAACCACCGGGTGCATCTGGTTGAAGACCAGTTGGAATTGGATGCCTTGAACCCATATGCTTAAACACGGCAGTAATACCGTCCTTGTATGAACAATCATAGATCGATTCAACTTCCCAAACATCTTCGCCACTATTTAAAAAGAAGCAAGAGCCAGCACCATCTGCCACGACAGCTACTGCATCTTCAAAACCTGAATGATAAAATGCTAGTGCAGCATGCGCAGTATGATGGCGTTTGCTAAAATCGTGTACTTGATAGTGATTTCTCAGATCTGTCTTTCTATCAATAAGACCGAGTTTACGAGCGTAACCCGTGTACATGTCGTCGCCAGTGTATTCTATTTTAGCAGCCATACCATCAATAGATTGTGTATGAACAACGACCATAGCATCAACTTTATTAGTATAATCTAATACCTTTTTCATTGCAGCTAATGGCGAACCATCATATTTTTGACGACTTAGACGTTCTTCTTCGATAGCGAAAACAATTTCGCCATCCTTTAGAAGACATACACCTGAGTTATGTCCTCTAGAGATACCTAATATATATCCTGTTTTATTTTGCATGTTTTTTCCTTCACCTCTAAAAGAATATTATAACAAAGTCTTATTTAACTTTTTTATCCGGAACTTTAGCACCTACCGTTTGTTGTGCCTTTTTATCTTTTTTCGCAACAGTTGCTTTAATTGCGTTTGTCAATTTACTTTCGCTCACTGGTGGTGCAGATACTGTGGTTGTCTGCGTTGGTTCTGGACCGCATCCGCAACCATCTAAACTACATGTACCAGCTTGTGCAGCTTTTTCTTGCTCTTCTTTAGCCCTTTTAGCAAAATAACCTGTATTTTTACCTAGTTTCTTATATATACCATTCACGATATCCGCGATTGTTTGTTGTTCAAGATACATAAGTGTTTCGTTATTTCTTTCAATTGCCATATCCCAACCTACACGAATTGGCGAATATTTTCGTTTACCTTTGCCGTTGTCAATAATAATAAAATCTTTATTGCTTGGGTATGAAATATTCTCAGGGAATGTACTACCTATAACAACTGTAGCTGGTTTACCAAGTGCATTCGCCATGTGTTGACCAACTGAGTCACAACCTAAGAAGTAATCAGCGTTTTGAATAACACCCATCCATTGCAGCAACGAAAGATTCTGGGGAACGATAGCTGGAATTGGTTCCTTTACGGGTGGCATAAATTCAGACATTAAAATAACTGCGTATTCTCTAGATAGAGCTTTAACGATTGTGATAATATCTGCTAGTTCAAAAGATCTTCCAGATTCGTCTAGAACTAATTCACCTTCCATTCTAGTACCGCGCCCAAACGGTTGGAATACTATCACTCTATCACGACCAGTTTGTTTGCGAATGTCGTTGATTAAATTAAAACCTTTAATTTGATCTGCTTTTCCAACTGTAAATGCATATTCTTTAGATTCCGGAATTTCTTCTGGTGGTGTATCATAATTGATAAGCATATCAAATGCCTGAATTAGATTACATTTCTGATTAAAATACGCATTTAAACGATAAGGTTCTGGAGAAATAATCTCGCGATCTTTAATGATTTCAAAAATATTTTTGTGTTCTGGCGAATACACGTTTGATGCAATTTCAGGACTTGCAAGATACAATTCTTGCCAACCTTCTGCAATGATTGGTGCTGTTGGGTCTATATTTTTGATATGATGCTCTAATGCTGGTAGAGCACAAAGAATGCGGCCGGCGCCGCCATTGAGTACAAAAGCTTTTTTCATGTTCATCCTTCAGGTTTGTTTATATGAAATTATTTATAATTATAAAATAGTGTTATTTAATTTTTGCGCAAAAAAAGGAGCACTTACGTGCCCCAAACGTATAATATATATATATATATATATGTTTTTTGTTATTATGAATTTTCAACCACTGCAATCATAGCAGCTTTAGCATCTTCACTAATATTTAATGCATTGATAGCATCGAGTGCGTCTTGTTTAGGGTCAGTTGAAGGGAATACTCTTTGAACCAATTTATATGGTACATTGCCAAGAGAAGGATCGTATTCAGCACTTAGACCTTCTGCTAAATATACATTATCATCTTCGCCATCTGGCATTACATTAGTATCTCTATCCCAGAACCATGCCATAACTTCCTTGTTAGTATCATTAACGTGGATAGTTTTAAACGTATAAACGTTTCTGTCGTCATTCTGAAATTCAGAGTCATCATCAGAAATCTTGATCCACTCACCAGTGCGCTTTTCGATTTTAACAAAAAGATAGCTAGGAAGACTAACAGTTTTGCTAGTCTCTCCTAATATTGTGTTAAATGTTATTTGTGCGTGCATAATCAATCCTTATTTAAAAGTTAGCAATACTTCGCCAGAATTACCAAATGCGCCGTGACAAGGATAACAGTTGGCATTATGCCAAGCACCCCAGCCACCTCGGCCAGGTCCTCTGTCTGACGTATAAGCGCAACAACCATTCACACCGCTAAGATCACATACCATTCCGCCGTAGCATCTAGATACAATATGATTGCAATCAATGTGTGCAGTAGAAACAGCATGTATATAACAACAGTTGCAACTGTTACCAGACCAAGGTCCTTTTCTTGCTCTAACTTGCGATTGCAAATAGATATCATTACTTGTTGTTATTTGACCGCCGTCTGTTCGTGCCCATGCTTCTGAGAAGCCGATCTGAGTAGATTCACTGATGTAAGTG